CTGGTTGGTAGATTCAGAGATAGTAAAAGAAAGGAAATTTATGTTATGCATTATACAAATTTAAAATATATCGTCGAGTATATAATTAATCGATGTGATGAAGAGATAGATGAAATAACTAGACAGCTCGAAGAATTTATTAGAAATTTAGATAGACGACAATTAAGGCCTGTGATTGTTCAGCCTAAACCTTTGAACCGTGTTCAGATTCAGAGAGTAGGACAGCCAGATATTGTTATCACTACCAACACAACAGAGTCTTTAATAACTAGATTAGAAACGTATATAAATAATTTAAATAGAGACATTCAAGTTGTCAATGCTAAGCAGGTGTTTGATAGCCTAGAAATTAAAACAGGACGAAGATCCTCTTATCCGGTTTTAGAAGAAATATTAGGGAGGTTATTGCCGAACGCGAGAATGGTTAAGTTCTGAAAGTGAAGAATATTCAAAACAACACTGTTTTGAATAAAAAATCTCACAAAAACTATTCAATCTTTAACCTCAACCCCTGAGGGGCGCTCAGTGCCTTCGGTAATAATAAAATCGAATAAATCAATGTCACCGCTTGAATTATACACAACATATTTATCCAAATCGCATGGGTTTTCTAATAAATAAGATTTAATCCAATGGTCGTGTTGCACGTCTGTTTGATTTAACACGTCTGTTTGAGAAATAATTGGAGGTTGTACAAAATAAACCTTTACCAAGTTCGAAATATTAAAAAGTAAAGCATCAATGGCAACGTCTAGTGTGTTAGTTTCTATATAATCAAAAACTGTTTTAGCCGCATGTTTTGATATATAATAACACCCTGTACCACCAATGCTATATTTATCAATTTCTCCTCTGTTAAACTTTCGTATAACACCGTTTTCCGGAAACTGGTTATTTGTTCTAAAAGTTGTAGTAAAAAATATGATGTCTGGTTGTTCTCGTCTGCTTTGTAAAATAACAAACGTTCTTGCAAGTTTAGGTAAAAACATTTCATCTGGAGTAACGTCGTCTTCAAAAATTAAATAACCATCAACATCTGAATCAGATAATAATTCTAGATAAAGTTTTAAATGAGACAATGCACATCCAATTACTCCAGGACGCATTGCATAATCACATTTTCTACATAAAGAATATAATCTTGGTGTTTTTACAAGACGAGAACCGTCGTAAGCAGATTTTCTGGTTATACCTGTGGGTAAAAACTTTAAATGGGATTTCATTAATTCATTTCTGTCTTGTCGCCGGTCTAAATTAATATAAAAAGATTTATATTTTGGTACGTCCCAATACTGTTTTTCATTTAACAAATCATATGCATTACATTCCATGGAAGTTGTGTCGGATGTTAACCTGCCAATATGTTTGAAGTGATACCCTGGTAAAAATGCGGTTTTATATCCTTTTTCAGTGTATCGGCGCGCAAAATGATATTCAAAACTAAGTTCATCTTTAAATTCTACATCGCGAAAAACTTTTGTATTAATTAGGCTCGGATTAAGAGAAAAATGAGGATAATAATGACATGTATTCCCGTTAACTCCGTGATCGTCTTGAAATTTTTTGAGTTGTGATTCGGTTGTACAGTGTTCATGTTCATAATATAAAACAGGTGGATAACAATTTCTAGTTTGTTTTTCTGCCCCTCCTCTAATATCGTCTGTGACACTCTCTTTATAGTTATGATTAAAAACGACTTGTCCAATAGATCTATCACTGTCTAAAATATCTATCATATCTTTTAAATACTGTCTAGAATTCAACAACATTCGATCGTCTTCCATATGTAATAAATATGGGGTTTTAACAGTTTCGGCAATTATTTGCATACTCCGATAATGCCCTTGTTGTTCTGGTGTTTTCCAATAAAATTCAAAAAAAGGATACATCTTTTCCATTTCCTCTTTGTCTTCTTTTTTGGAATTGTCGTCAACACAAATCCACCGAGAAATAAGATGGAGGTCTTGAAAGTTATTTAAAAAACTATTCATGGTAATTTTGAACAGAGATAACCGTTTACATGTTGTAATTGAAAACGTTATTAACGGTAATGGTGGCGCCTTCGGCCCCGCAACCAGACTTTTCATAGCTGGTTGTACATTTTTAGATATTTTGCTTTGTATGTTGTAAAAATAGCCGTATAAATCAAGGGTTTTTTCAGTTTCTGTGAGCGCGGGGTTTTTAGGTTGTGTTGATAAAATGGTTTCTAATTCTTTTATAAATAACGAATGGTTAAAAAGAGACCTCTTTAATAATTCCTGATCGACACCACCTGTGGTGGCGGGTCTTGTTTCGATAATATCGTTTGTAAATGCCAAACAATGACAAAGAGTATATATCTTGTTAAGTATTTTATCTAGTACCGCCTTTGGTGGAGCCGCCACCTTCGACCCCCCCACCGAGAGTTGTAACCAATAATAAGAAATGGCTACTTCTTCTCTAATGTAATTGTTATCAGGAAAAAATGTTAATAAAGCTTTTCCTAATACAACTGTTAAATAATATCGTTTTTTAAGACGATGTTCCCGCAGTTGTTTTTCAAACTCTCTCATTTTCAAACAAATTAGTTTATTTTAACTCAATAAAACGAGTTAAAATATAATAGTTTTGATTTTTACAAACCGTTCCCAAGTTCAAGATTTTGGAGGCCCTTCGAGTATGAGGGTGTTGCGCTCGCCGTGCTTACCACCAAACGCGGGGCGGCTACCAACGGGCGCTACTGCGGTTGGTGGGCTATATATTTCCTTGGGGGAGGCCAAGATAAATTACCAGGAGATTCTTCTGGTAATTTAACCACAGGGGAAGTTTTGGAATTAAATCCAAATTTTTCCATACACCCGCTATCGCAAAATACTACTTCTCCTCCTTGATAAAATGATCTATATACAGAGTGCCCACATAGATCTTTAAAACAGGTAAAACATCCTTTATTTTGATAAATAAGAGTTTTTAATTTTTGAATTAAACCAGGTGCAAAATCGGCGTGCCTGTCTTTTTTCAATTTCAACGGTTTTGTCATTATACGCAAAGGAACTTCTTGGGTCCCTGTTTCTGTGTATAAGACATGTGGACGGAGTTTATTTATTTCAAGAAAAAATTCAGACTCAATCCACAAACGAGCAATAGAAATTTTAAAAGTTATCTCGTCTATTAATTTTGGATTATCAGATTCAGATAAATAAATTTCGGGTAATAAGACATTTTTATCAAGAGTGATTAAACTAGAACCTTTATAAAGTTTATTTTTAATATCGATATGGTATTGTTGTGGTGTGTTTATAATTTTGTTTAAAAAAACTAAAACGTAACTAAGCTTTTTTGCCAAGTCTTCGTTATCAACACATGGTTTAAATGATTCTATAATATCATCCGTATATTTTTCTAAATCTTTAGAAGATAAAGATGTGTTTAATACCGAATTATTTTGCAATAAACGTTTAGCAATCATAAAACTGTCTTGAGCTAATTGTGATTTACGTATCGATAACCACTCTTTCTTTGAAAATTCAAATATTTCTGAGGTTTCAATTATAATTCTTATATTATCTGTTTCTCCCATATTCCCAGATGGAATTTTACTACCGCCTTCGGTGGTGGTAGAAATGGTTTCTATATAACCAACAGCCCCAGGTTCAAATTCTCTTATATTTGCACAAGATTCTTTATAAAATAGTTTATTTGCTTTGTACCATTTCGTACCAAATTGGTCTATAATTTCTAAATTTGTGGCATATTTACTACTTGGGTTTGATATGGCAAACCCTCGGATATTTTTAAACAACACCCACGGAGCATAAAAATATTGTGAATTACACTCATTAAACAAATTATCATTATAAAATTCGTTCCTGCATTTAGTGGCGCCTATGGCAAGCGGGCGGGCTAAAAGTGCAGCCCGTTTTTGAGTGCCTGTGAGCGCGGGGGCCGGCGCCCTTAGGTTCGTTTGTTCTTGATCTATAAACCTCACCTGCGGTGCCTCCGCTGCAGGTGGTGGGCGCGTAGGAGTACCGCCTGATGGCGGGGGAGCCTCCGGTCCTGTCGGTACAATTACAACATCATGTTGTTTAATTTTAATTGGTTGACCGAACGTATTTTTCATTGTTTTAACTCTAATACCTGCTGTTCTTACTAGAGGGGGAGGAATTTGAACATTCAAGGGTTTTGTAACAAAATAATCAAAGTATTTTTCAAAAATATAAGGCAGGCGAGATTTATTAATTTCCCTTTCCTTAATATTTAATTTATTACTTTTTCTTCTTAGAAGAAAAGCCTGTGTCTGGTTTTTATATTCTTGTATTTCAGGGGTTTGAATAAAATCTGAAAAAGAATTAAGAACTTCTTTTTTGTTTCTTGCACACGATGCTAAAAAACTTTTAGTTTGCCACCACGGAAGGAGATTTAATAAATAATTAAACATATTAATATACTCCTCGTCGATTAGTTCAACGTTTGGGGAATCTAGAACTCTTGGGTCTGTTTTTCGCCATAAAGTTTCATTAATAAAATTTTTTATAGTGGTTCTATAATAAAAGTCTTTTAAATTAACAAACACAATCCATGGGTTGTTTGTAGAGTTTTGGTCCAAAAATAATATTTTTTGAGCTATTGCTTTATTCTTTCGCCCACCAGCAGCCCCTTCTCCTTTTTTCTTTAATCTTTTTAAAGCGTCCATTTTTAAAAGCTGATTTTTTTGATGTAATAGAAAAATGATTTTCAATTAAATTGAAACATCTAAACAAATTATAAGTGGTATAAATATTTTAAAACAAGTTATAAAGAATGGCTTTGAACCGAATGTTTCATATTAGTGAAAAACTAGAAAAAATGTGCATCGAATCAGGAAGGTTTGACAAAAAACATTCTATAAAGCATAAAACCCCTCAACCTAGCCGCGAAGCGGCTACAGACAAGGATTCAAACGAAGATAAATTTTTACACCCTCAATATAAAACACCAAAATACCTTCATATTGCAGCTCTTATTAAAAAAAATAATATAGTTAGCGTTGGATATAATCATTTTATAAAGGATTCGAGAAATTTGCCCACCTTGACATCGAAGGCGGCGCCCGGTGCGCCGCGCTCATACCGCGGCTTCACCCCCATGCGGAAGCCTCGATTTCGTGTTTTATAGGAAAAATTCACCATCAAGTTCATTCCCGCTTTCTTCATCGAGATCTTCGAGACATAAATCCTATCAACAAATAAATTACCAAATTCATGCTGAAGACCATTGTATCAACAATTTTTTACGATGTTGTAAAAAACTTGATAGACCCGGTTATCTTACTCGAAAATATATCGATGATAATATAAGTCTCACAGGATACACCATGCTCGTGCTTCGTTTTGCCGCTTTCGGCGGCGGGACCTGCGGTGCTACTGTCGATTCCGGCGCTTCTGGAACCAGTGGGTCTCCGGTTCCAGCTGAAGACTCGTCGCCGGCTCCTTTGAAAGACTCGGAGGGTCACCACAGGCGGAAAGAAGTAGCCGCTTCGCAGCTGTCAACATGGCCTTCGGCCATGTTGACAGCAGGTGTTGAATTAAAATGTTCAAAACCGTGTTTTGATTGTATTCAGTTGTTAAAAAAACATGGTATAAAAAAAATATATTATTCTACAGAATATTCAACGATCGTATGTGAAAAATTAAACCATATTCAAAATCGTTCAAGTTCGGGCAGAAAATAAAAATAAAAACATGTTCAGTTTACATAAAAACGATTTTAAGTTAACCACCTAAGAGACCCTGCTGCTTTCGGAGATTTAGAATAGACAATTCATAACAAATAATTGTTATGAATCTCTCATGAATACCTTTAAAAAATTCTTCAAGAGACATTTTAGTTTCTTGCTGAATCAATTGTTGAATAAATTCTTGTTGCGCAGACATTGTTGAGGTTTTAAAGATTTATTGATTTTTGAGAGAAAATTTCAATTTTTATTCAAAACAGTGTTGTTTTGGATGTTCTTCAATTTTAAAACTTAACCATTTTTGCGTTAGGCAATAATCTTTCTATTGTTTCTTTCAAAACCGTATATAAGGGCCTTCGCCCTGTTTTAATTTCTAAGTTGTCAAACACCTGCTTAGCGTTGACAACCTGAACGTCTCTATTTAAATTATTTATATACGTTTCTATTCGGGTTATTAAAGACTCTGTTGTGTTGGTTGCAATCACAACATCTGGTTGTCCAACTCTTTGAATCTGAACACGGTTCAAAGGTTTGGGCTGAACAATCGCAGGCCTTAACTCTCGTCTATTTAAGTTCTTGATAAACTCTCCGAGCCGTTCATTTATCATATCTGTCTCTTCATTATAGTGAGTTACTATGTATTCAACTATATATTTTAAATTCG